GAGGAGTACACGCGCGAGCGCTTCCCGATCGTCGTGTTCCGCTACGCCAAGCGGCAGACGGGCTTCTGGGGCGCGGGCCTGGTCGAGCAGCTGCGCGGGCACCAGGCGGCGCTGAACTACGTGCACAAGAAGCTCGCGGACATCATGCACAACGTGTCCCGCTCGAAGCTGGTCACGCAGGTGGGCGCGAAGGGTCAGAAGGTCAAGGTCGCACACCTCGACAACGACCCCACGACGATCACCGAGGTGCCGTACGGCGTGAACCCGCCGCAGGTGCAGGCGCAGAACGCGGTGCCTACCGAGCTGTTCAACTGGCGCCGCGAGATCATCGAGGATGCATACGCCGAGATCGGCGTGAGCCAGATGCACGCGACCGGTCAGGTCCCGAAGGGTGTCGACTCGGGCGCTGCGATGCGTGAGGCCGAGGACATCGGCTCGCGCCGCTTCGCGCCGGTGGCGCAGACCTACGAGCAGTTCTTCGTGGACCTCGCGCGCGTGACGATCGACGAGCTGCGCGACATGGACGAGCGGGGCGAGCTCGAGCCGGTGAGCGTGACGATGCGCAAGGGCTCTCGGGCGCGCGTCGAGCTGATTAAGTGGCGTGACGTGGCGCTCGAGGACCACGCGTTCACGTTGGACGTGACGCCTGCCAGCTCGCTGCCCGACTCGACGGCGGGCCGCACGGCGACCGTCATCGATTGGATGAATGCGGGCCTATGCACGCCGCAAGAGGCCAAGGCGCTGCTCGACCACCCCGACCTCGAGCGCTTCAAGAGCCTCGACCTCGCGGCGTACGAAGTGGTGCTCGACACCATCGAGTCGATCATCGAGGACGGGAAATACTACCCGCCCGAGCCGACCGATGACCTCGAGCTGGCGCTCAAGCTCGCCACGCAGAGCTACTCAAAGTTCCGGCTGCGCTCTGTGCCGCAACCGAGCCTGGATCTGTTGCTCCAGTACCTCGAAGACGTGCAAGCGCTGCTTGATCAGGCCAAGGCGGCCGCACCGCAAGCCACGCCGGCAATGCCCGGCGCGGTTCCCCCGATGCCCTCGGCGCCAATGCCGGGAGCGCCGCCGCCGATGCCCATGGCGGCCTAGGTCCAGCTATGACCGCGACGAACACCACACCGCAAGGCTCCGCAGCGCCCCAGGCGCCCGCGGCGTCGTCCGCATCGCCCACGCCAGCGAATGGCGCACTGCAGACTCCAAAGCCCGCAGAGACGCCCGCAGCGCAGCCGGCAGCGCCGGCCAAGCCCGCGCTCGACACCAAGGCGATCGTAGAGAACCGCAAGCTCAAGATGGAGCTGGAGCAGCTCCGCAAGGCGCGCGAGGCCGAAGCGGCCGACGTGGCGCTGGCCAAGAAGATCCGCGACCCCAAGACGCGCTACGAGGCCGCGCAAGAGGCGGGGCTCGACTACAGCGAGTGGACACAGAAGCAGCTCGAATCGCTCCGGGACAAGAAGGAAGACGAGGGCGCGAAGCTCCCGCCCGAAGCCCAGGCTGCGCTCGATGAGCTGAAGGCCGACAAGAAGGCGCGCGAAGAGGCGGCGGCGAAGGAGCAGCAGAGCCAGGCGCGCGCTGGCGCTGTGGCTGCCGCGAACGAGTTCGTGAAGCAGAACGCGGAGACGCTCCCGCTCATCAGCGCGTTCGGCGCCGGCGAGGCGCTCATGGAAGCGTACGCGGCCGACGCCAAGAAGAGCGGGCCACGCGATGAGATGGAGTTCGCACAAGAGTACGAGGCGATGCTCGAGACAACGATCGAGCGCAACCTCACGGCGATTCTCGCCACCGGCAAGGGCAAGACGCTCATCCAGCGCCTGCTCGGGACGCCTACGGCTCCCAACCCCACCGCAAATCCGAAGCAAGCGGATCCGAAAGCAGCGGCGCCCACAACGCGCGCGCTCACCAATGGTCATTCTTCGGAGACTCCGCCAGCGACCGATCCGCGGACGCTGCCCGCGCCTGTTCTGCAGAAGCGCGCAGCCCGTCACTTCGAGTAGCAGCTGAGCGGCGACCTCCGTTTGTGAGGTTTTGCTGTGACTCTCAACCGAACCAAGTTCCTCGCGTACATGCGCGAGCGGTGGATCGAGCCGGACTCGATCATGCTCGCAATCGTTCAAAACTCCCCTGTGCTCGGCCTCATCCCCAAGGATGAGACGATGGGTGGCCGCTTCATGCGGCTGCCGATCATCCACACCGGCGCGCAGGGCCGCAGCGCCACGTACGCAACCGCCAAGACCAACGCTGTTGGCTCCGACGCGGTCGCGTTCGAGGTGCAGTACGTCAACAACTTCCAGATCGCGAAGCTGGAAGGCGACATCGTCGACGACACCAAGGGCGACGCCAATGCCATCGCCGAAGCCATCGACACCGAGATGGACGCGACGATCGCCAACATGAAGAAGGACCTGAACATGGGTCTCTTCGGCAATGTCGGCGGCGCGCGCGGTCGCATCGGGTCGATCACGACCGGCATCGCGGGCGCCAACTGCCGCATCGTGCTGCTCAACCCGTACGATGCGAAGTTCTTCGAGCGCGGGATGCTGCTCGCGGCGTCGGCGAACGACGGCACCGCGACGGGTCACTCGCTGCTCGACTCGGGCGACACGATCACGATCACCGGCGTCGATGCGGCGAACGGTTACCTCGAGTTCGCGTCGGACATCACGTCGACGATCACGGGCATCGGTGCGAACAACTACCTGTTCGCGGCGGGCGACTTCAAGCTCAAGATCAGCGGCTTCCGCGGCTGGATCCCGACGACGGATCCGACCTCGGGCGACTCCTTCCACAGCGTCGACCGTACGGTCCAGGTGCAGCGGCTCTCGGGCATCCGCACCAACCAGTCGGGCCTGCCGATCGAAGACGGCATCGTGTCGCACACGGCCGTCATGGGCCTGTACGACGCCAAGCCGGACATCGTGGTCTTCAACCCGGTGCGCTTCGGTGCGCTCGTGCGCTCGCTCGGTGCAGACCGCGCGAACCGCATGACGAGCATCAAGGGCGACGACGCGCGGGTCTCGTACTCGAGCGTGAAGGTCGCGACGCCCCACGGTGACGTGGACGTGGTGAGCGACTCGGGCTGTCACGTGGACGAGAGCCTGTACCTCACGCTCAAGACCTGGAAGCTCGGCAGCGTCGGCAAGCTCGTGCACGTCATCGACGATGACGAGTTGATGATCCGCCGCGGCACCGGCGACGACTGGGCGATCGACGTCAAGTCGCGCGCCAACCTCGGCTGCAAGAACCCGGGTCTCAACGGGCGCGCGTCGCTGGCGAGTCTCTGATCATGAACTTCCAGCGAAATACGGTCGAGACGCCGCACAAGAGCGAGGTTCGCCTCTCGGGCGGCTTCGCTCCCAACGGCGCATCGAACCCGACCACCGTCTACGGGAACTGGATCCAGAGCGTCACGCGCGACGGCGGCGCCGGGATCTTCCTCGTGACGCTCAAGCCCGACTTTCGCAACATGCGGAACAAGGGCAAGCAGGCCACGTTGCAGCTCTCCGCGGTGGCGGACAGCAAGGTCGTGCTCGGCCCGTACAGCGCATCAGCGGGAACGCTGCGCGTGTGGACAGTGACGGGCGCGGCGGCGGCGGACATCTCGGCGAACGCCGACAACATCGTGTGGCTCGATCTCGTGATGAGCTACACGAGCCTCCCGGACGGCAGCAGCTATGACAGCTGAGCCGAAGAGCGCCGGCCTTGGAGGGCTCCTCTCTTCGTCGAAAGACGAGGCAGAGGGCCCCGAGGAGGGCGACGACTACGCAGAAGGCAAGACCGCTGCGGCTCAGGCCGCGATGGATGCCTTCAAGTCTGGCGACGTGGCGGCGCTCGAGAGCGCGCTGTCCGACTTCGTCTCGCTCTGCATGTGATGTGAAGCCATGGCACTGACGCGGACAGCAGCTCAGCTCGAAACCAGCGCACGCAGTCGCGCCGACCTCGTCGGCTCGGCGTTCCGTTCGCAGGCGACGATCTTCGAGTACCTGTCCGCGTCGTGCCGCGACCTCGTGTCGATGCTCTGCCGGCTCGACGACTACTGGACAGCGACGACGACGGTCAACACGGTCGCCAGCACGCCCTCGAGCGCGTTCCCCACAGCAGCGTGGAAGCTGATCGCGCTGCGCGTCACCCTCGACGGCAAGCGCGACCGCGTTCCGCTCGCGAGCGTCGATGACGTGGACATGGAGACGAGCCCGCTCGGCTGGAGCGGCTCACGCTGGCCCAGCTATCGCCTGCGCGGCGAGTCGCTGATCTGGGTGCCGACGCCGACGGCCGTGCACACGGTCACGGTCGACTACGTGCCGGTCGCGGTCTTCAAAAACTCAGGCGGCACGGCGATCAGCTCGCTCTCCGCGACCACGGACACGTTCGATGGCGTGTTCGGCTGGGAAGACTGGGTCGTGCTGCACACGGCCATCAAGCTCAAGTCCGACGGCGGCAAGGATACGGCTCAGCTGCAGGCCGAGCTCCAGGCGCGCGAGGCGTCGCTCGTGCTCGCAGCTCAAGAGCGCGCGGCCGAAGAG